ATCTTCAACTCCAACTTCTTCAACTTCAGGATCTGTCGCTGTATCGATTGGTGTTGGTCCAGCTTCAGGAGCTGCCGGTGGTGGAGGAACGTCCCCACCTGGAGGTGGTGGTAATGCCGCATCAGCACCTGCAGGTTCAGGTAGAGGTGGTTCTGCCGGTGGAACGTCTTGTTCCATAATGTATTGGTTGATACTATTGTATCTTTTAATTTCTTCAAGAATTTTTTGTTCTAATTTCATTTTAACCGTTTAATAAAGTTTTTATACCGTGATTGGTTTCTACTTGTATCTTTTTGAAAGTTTTCATAGTATTGTCAACTCTTTCAATTAACCCATCTTTCATTCTTACGGTGTAACAATCTCCAGTATCTAAATCACATACTTGTTTTGTACCATCACCCATATCTTTTTCAGAAACTCTTGTGTTTTTACCCAAGTAATTATCTAATATTAATTTAACGCTCATAGTTTTTTTATTATAAATATCTGAATTTAAAAAAAAGTATTAAATAATAGAAGTATACACTTCAATAGCTTTTTTAAATTTATCAATTAAAGCCGCTTTATCTGTTGATGTCATTTCGGTCCAAACATTTGTATTTCTTGGGATTGGGTATCTAACAACATAAAGTTCTGCTAAATATTCTGATAATGTTGCTGCTTGTGTTGTAGTTTGTATTAATCCTTGGACTTTAGTTATTGCGAAATCAAGGAATGATGACAAATCTATAAAACTTACAATAGGATAATTCACATTAGTACCTCTATTAATACAGTAGTATTTTTTATTAAAATAATCTAAGTATCCGGCAAAGTATTGTCTCAAGTCTATTGTACTATAGTTATTTTCATATGTTTTGAATCCTTGTTGTGTTGATGTATCCACATAAAGGAAACAGAATAGTAACTCTGAATAATTATCCAATTTTTCTTTATATCCTCTATCCGCAAATTTACTCTTTATTAATCGTTTCATTTCTATGAATGAAACTTGAGTTGCTGTTGGTGTTTCAACTTGAGTAAATCCTGCATATCTTGGGTTTATTTCTGAATTACAATCTTGATTTGCGGTTAACTTATCTTCCGCAGTAACATTAGAAAGTACGGCATTTTTCTCAGCAATAATTGTGTTAGGATCTGAAAGTTTTTTAGTTTCGTTTTGTTGTATCGTTTCTTGAATTGATGTTAAAATATTCTGATTCAATGACTGAATGAAATTATCAATTTTTGGTAACGAATAGAATGGTTGTCTTATACCTTCAAAAGTTGTGTCAAACCCATTTTCACTAATTCTATGTTTTACAGATGTAATCATATATGGTCCTGAAAACATTGGTATGTTTCTAACATTAAAATACATTGTTGGTTGTATAAGAGCATTACCCATCATATCAACTGAACACCTATAACTTCTATTTTTGTATAAATTATAAAGTGAAACATTTTGAGTGGATGTTCTTCTATTTTTAGATAAGTTAGCCATTTGATTTAAAACTTCCAAAGATTCTGATGTTGGTTTACCAGGATCTTGAGCAATATCAAATTGTTTGAAGATTTGTTGATTTTGTAATGTCATGTCCAAATTAAATCCAACAACCTTATTAGATTTAGCCCAATCACTTTTGTTAAGTTGATTTTCGATTAATGGGTTATCGCTCGCTCTTCTTAAATCAAAAGCATCATCTCTAAATCTGTAATCAACATTATTGTTCATTGCTAAATGTTCACTTGGTTTGTTAGCATAAACACATAGATATTTAGGTGAACTTTGACGGTAATCGACATTTAGATATGTCCCAAACAATGTTTTTGCAAATTGTGTTGATCCTTCAGGTCTTGGTGTAGGATTCAATTGTGCATCTTGTACATTGTAGAAATTAACGTATGATGGTAACATATATGTAACAAAATTGTTATTCTTTAATATAGTTTCAACTAGACCTAAAAGAGTATTTTTATATGATGCATCTTCTATTAATTCTTTAACTTCAAAAATATCAACTAATATTTTGTTACCAATGTCTCTTGATGCTCTATCCATAAGAAGTACATCTTCAAAAAGAGTTTTATCAGTAAAATCGTAACCTGAAATCCAAGTATCGTTTAACGCTTTGAACATCTCCCAAAGTTCTGTTCTTGTTTGTTCGGTAAATCCAGCCTCTAAGTCCGCCCTAACCGAACCTTCTTGTGGACTAATTATTACTACGGGTAATTCTTTTCTAACCGCAGGCATCAAAACACTTATCACATTATCTATGTAAGTTTTACTTGCTAATAAGTAATCATCCATTAATGAATAAAAATTACTTACGTTCAAATTAGAATCATTTAGTTTTTGTGTTGCGAATATTTTTATTAATGGTGCGAAATCTTTCACATTTTGTTCATTAAACCCAACATTCATGTCAATAAAGAAGTCGGTAATATAAGAACCATTATTTGTATATTGTAATTCGGGAATCATCGAAAACCCTACATAAGTTTCTAATGCCTTCCAAGTTTCGGGATTTTGTGTTTTAGAATTCGCTAATGTCACACTTGGTGCGGACCCATCACCAGGTAAATTACCCTTTACATACGGATCAATCGTTAACGGTTCTTCAATAAATTGTGTTGAGAACGTAAAGAAACTTTTTCTATTAAAGTTTGATGGATTCCCATATTTAAACACAACATCATATTCCAAGAAATTTTTTAACATATTTTGGAATACTTCATTTTGTGATGCTATTACATCTGTTAGGGTATCTTCAGGAGAAGTTGTTATTGGATTTTTAATCTTTAACATTTCTCTCATTAAAGCTTGGAAATTCTTAAATGATAATTCACTTTCGGTTTCAGTACTATTTAAATTTTGTAAACTTGGTTGATCTAAATCTGTTAAATTATTTTGTAAAGTTGGTGGAATTAAATCCGTATAATCATAAACTGATTTACTAAAATTTAAAAATTGTAATTCAAATAAATCTAAAATTTCTTTATCAAAAGCTGAGAACATATCGTCCAATGGTGTGTAGTCAGAAACATTACCGGTAATTTTAAAGTTTTCTTGGATTTGTGAATCTGAATATATGTTTTTTAGGTATGTGTCTGGTAAATTTTTAACAACCTTACTATTATCAAAATATCCGTAATTTGGTGCGTTCCAATACAATCTAACAGATCCATTAAACATTGATTTGTTTTGTGAAACTTCAATTAACATTTGATCAGTAACAAAACATTCATTAAATGTTTGGTTAATGTTCGCACCAAAAGAAGGGAAAACAAAGTAGTTATCAGTTTTTTGTGATTTAACCACGACTGACCATGCATTTATTTTTAAACTACGTGGTAAGTTATTTGGGTCAAATCCAGGTGCTTCGTATATGTTAGATCCATTTGGATTAAAAACCAACATTGTTTTGTCATTAATCAACAATTGCATATCAACCACACTAGGACCATTTAATATTAGGTTTTGAACTGTGAATGTTGTGGTTGCCGCTGTTTGAGGTGGTGATATTGTGTATGTACCGATACCACCTATAGTACCAGTTATTTGTGAACTCACTGATGTGTTTGGTAAAATACCAACACCTGTTATTATCGCACCATTAAAAATGTTATTACTACTTACACTATTAATAGTCATTACTGTCCCTGAAATAGAACATACCCCTTGTACTAAAGTAGACGCACTAAATAACTTGGTCCCTTGTAGGAACACATTAAAGTCGTCTATTAATTGTGGATAAAATCCGACATTTATATTTGTGAATGGTGCTTGAACTCCTGTAGTTTCATCTAAAACAATGTTTACAGGTGTGTTATCAATAACTAAAGGATAATTTTTTGTAGAAGCCGAATTTATTGGGTCAAAATTTCTTAAATAATTAAAGTCAGTCCAAACCTCATCTAAAAAGTCCACACCTGTTTCTACCCAAGTTTTATATCTGTGCCATATACCACCATATTTTAGAATCCAAGCATAAGGTAATTTATGTATTGCTCCAAATTTTTTAAGAGTTGCTAAAATATAATTTAATTCTGATACCGCACCATCTTGATAAGTTTTGAACTTTTCTTTTGTTGTTGCTAAAGGAAGACTATCTAAAAATAGATAAGCGGCGCTCTTATAAGGACTCGCTTCGTTTGGTTTATACCTAAACTTAAACACACCATTTTGGATCGCATTGATAAAATATGGAGTATTCATCATCGATGTTGTCTGATTAGGTGTTAGATAACCATCATAATTTTCATAAAAAAGATTACCTTCGGTTGTTAACTGACTAGGTATTGTTCTCGTTAAATAAAAAAGTCTTAAATCTTCAGGTACGATGTTTTGGTTTAATCCGAAGTAATTAAAATTAGTTATTGGTCTTTTTACTTGTTCTGTTTCTCCAGTCTCGAAGTTTGCAATTGTTTTTTGATTATCATTATATTCTAATATCAATTTGGTATCAAAAGATTCTACAGCATTATTTAAATTCTCACCATAAGCCAAGTATTTTTGATCCCAATCCAAATTAGGTAATGGATAGATATCAGTAAAATCAAATATATTACTAGCACTTGTATCCGAAATATATTTTTCAATATTAGTTTTATAAGTCGATGTTTTTAATTCTATATCAGGTTGTGATTTAGTATTATCTAATATGTCAACATTATAAATTTTAGATGGATTTTCAACCTCATTTTTAATATATGGTGTTACAAAGATCCCCCTAATAAAGTCTTGCCAACTTTCACCTTGACCCTCGTTAGAAATATGTCTTAAAAATACCTCGAAGTTATTTTGGTCAATAAGATACTCTTTTAATATCTTAGATAAAAAAGGACTTGATGAACTTAAACTTTCTAAAATATTTATTGCCTCATTTTCCGCCTCAATGTTATAAATACTAAATGGGTATCCACTACTTCTATTAAGTTTACTATAATATCCATTCAATAAGACTCTTTCGTATATCTCATAAAAATATTTTATCTGTTGTTTGTTCTGATAAATTTGATTTGATGTTGGAAAGTCTATTGAATTTAATGAAATTCGTCTAGGTTTATTTAAAGTATTAACCTGATTATCTGTTAGTTCTTTGAAGTCCTCGTCTCTATAAGTATATCCTTTGATAAACTCCTCAACAAATTCAACTTCAGGCCAAATTTCAGGAGTGTATGCTCGGTATCTAAATGCAATATCTCCAGCACCCGGATAAACAATCTCAAACTTTTCTTCTTTACCTTCAGTTATTGTTTCTTTAATAACTTGAGGCCAAGGATAAATTGGTTCATCATTTTGAGTTGATGTTTTTACGTCAACACTTGGTGCGGTAGTTGAGTTTCCAAATACTGCTGCCTTTCTGTATGGGTCTTGTTTAACATCCCAAGCTTTTTTATGAACCTCATCCATTAACCTTAAAAATGCCTCACCTTGACAAAAGAACACCGCTAAGATATTTCTGATTGTTGGTACAAATCCTAACCCATATTGTTTGTTATTAAATTGACTTTTAAGATTATTCATAATCCTTTCTTCAATTTCTTTTTTAAACTTTTGGGCTTGTTCCGCCATTTTATTTGTCTTATACATAAAAGAACCAGGACCTTCAAAATAGAAAAAACTTCCATTATATGCCGAAAGTTGTTTTGATTTTGCGTCTTTGTATACTCTAAAATTTTCTTCGTTAAATGATGTGTTACTAGAAGTTGGGTTTTTAAATGTGTAAGTTTTCTCCCAATCAATATCTGTTTCTGGATTTATATTTCTTATAAAGGTATTTTCTGTTATTGCAAAATTAATTCTACTTGGGTATGAGGTACCAGCAATTGTATAAGTACCAGGCGTTTTACCAAATACACTATTCTCATTTAACTGCGTGTTGAATTTTTTTATTCTTCCGTTTAATTCAGAAGACCACTTCAATCTGTTTTCTACTGTTAGAGTTGGGTTAAATGTGTATAGTTTTTCACCATTTTTTGTAATGATTGGTTCTTTGGTATCCATAAACAAGGCATACCAAGAAGTGTTTAAATAAGTGTATATCGATTGTTGGTAGTTTAATAGTGAATTTGTATAATTGTTAACTTCAGTTAAAACCCCTAAATTATTTTTAGTAAATTCTGAAAGTATATTTTTAATAAATTCATCTAATCTATATCTTAATTGATTTAAAGTAAGTTCAGGAAAATCATCAGCTATCAAACCTTTTGATTTGTAATCTGAATATATTTCTCTCATTTTTTCATATCCTCGACTACTAAGGAATGTATTCTGATTACTATTTTTTGCTGTCTGATTTGTTTCAAATACTTTACTTGGTGTGGTAATTAAGTTTTTATACATATGTGGAACGGCCATCAAAGAACCAAAGTTCACATAAGATAATAATGTATACTTATATCCGTAAAACTTTAATCTAATTAAGAAATTATGAGAGGAAGGATCAAAATTTGATGTAAATGATTGTAACATCAAAGGATATTTTATTGCTTTACCATAATAACCTTTTAACGTTAGTGTAAAAAGTGGGTATGGTAATTGAAAGAAAGCAGCATATGGTGAATTATTACCAGCTTCAAATAAAGCTCTACCTTTAACGTCTTCTAATGTGATCTCTACTACAGGTAAAAAGTCTTGACCCATAGACACATTAATATCTTTCATCCCTAATAAACCTGTATCTATTGCAACTGGTTTTCCGTTTGAATAAGTGTTTTGTGTATAGTAATATTCATCACTATTACTTGGTTCCTGAACTGCAGTGATTCTTTTTTGATTAACCCCTTTACCCTGTAAAGTGTCTTTTCCTGTTAACTCATCACTCCAACTAGTATCAAAAAAACTTTTAAATCCCGGATTTAAGAAATTGATTCTACCTACTGATACTGTTCTTTGATTATCGTTCAATGAAGATCCAACAGCAAGTTTAGTTCGTGGCAATACACTACACTCAAGATTTGCATAATAAACCAAATCTTCTTGTTTAACTAATCTTTCTTTTACGTTTCCAAATTCATCAACAACTTTATTTGGGTCAATTAACGTTATGTTGTCATAGTCAAACTCAACTAATATATTTTCACCACTATCTACCATAATAGAAGAAATAGTTATCTAAACCATTTTTATAATCCTGTAATGAAGCTACTAAAGGAAAGGGAATTGTCAATACAGAACCATCAGGTATGTTCTGTTCTAAACCACTATATTGTGGATTTGCTTGCATAATTAACCAACCAAAATATGGTGAGTTATAATATTGTTGTGAAATTTTATCAAGTCTTGATTGGGATACAACATAGATGTGTGATTTATCACTACTTTTACTTGGTAATACAATATATGGGACAACAGTTTGTTGCCCATTAATTAGAAAATCTTGATATCTGTTGTAATAATTTGCCTGCATAATTAATTAAAAGTTACTTTACCATTGAACGTGGTGTCTGTATTCAAGTTTTGATTTGCGTACAGATTTTTTATTATTTTATTTTTTTGTTCTAAATTACTTGTAGGTGGTGATGTCCATCCAACAACACTTTTTATTGTTGGTAGTACATAACTTTTTATAGTAACATAACCTTGATCTTCTTTTTTCTCATCAAAATATTCTTTTTCTTTATTGAATTTTTTAGTAAAAGAATCACCTAAATTATCGATCAATGTTTTAATTGCGGGTTTAATATTTTCCTCATCTTTAACTTCAGGTCCGTTAGTTAAATCTTCATATAGTTTATCTTTTTTTGTTGTGTCGGTAAATATTTGAGACATCACTAAGTAAAATCTGTCTTCTTCTACGTTTGTAAAAGCTAAACCAACATCTTTAAGTGCTCCATCCCAATTTAAAGTATAGTTATCTTTATTATAAGTTGAAGGTCTATTGATATTTCTATCTGCCCATTTGTTAAATTCTTCTAATATTTTAAAACAACTTGCCACTTGAGCATCTGGTAAAGAATTACTTAGATATAGATAATTTATACTTTCTTTACTACTTACATTACCAAAGAAAGTGTCTCCACTCAAATCGTATGTGGTTGGGTTGTTTGTGTCAATCAAAGTGCCATCAAGTTTATTTGTGACAACATCCATTTTTCTAAACGTGTAATTCAATGTTAGTTGTTTATCAACAAAAGTATTTATCAAAGAATTAGTTGCATTTGATAATTCATTATATCTTGTATTAACTGCTGTTTTTAATTTTTCCTCAACTTCTCTTAAAGTTTTATTTTTAAAGTTTTTTGGATTATTCTTTAATGAAGACATTATTGGGTCTTCTCTTTTTGATACATCCGTAACAACTTGTTGTACAAGACTATTAATTAATCCTGAAGGATCACTTGGTTTACCATAAAGTTTTGTTTCTTTTGGTGTCGTTAATTCAGCCAAATTTCCTTTAGAAAAATTAGTACCATTATTAACCAACTGAAGTATACCCATATTTGTTTGTTGCTGAACGCTTGACATAAAATCAAAATAAGACTCAATGTATGTCGTTAAATTTCCTTGTAGTTCAGTAAATAACGAAGTGTAGTCTAAACTACTTCCACTTAAAAGTCCAATTGTCGACTGACCTTTTTTAGGTTGTGTAACATTAATTTGAGGAGCTTTAATTGATGGTTGATTAGATTCAATTTTACTAACCACATATTTGTCTAATTTGTCCGTGTTTTCAGTTGCCGTTGCTCTTTCATCATAAACTTCGGTATTTGCGTAGTAATTAAAGGAGAGTGCGTTTTGTAACTCTTGGACTGGTTCTTTTAATCCCATTCCTCCAATAATATTAAAACTCATACTAATTTTTGCTAACATTGGTTGTACACCAATACCTTCGGGATTTAAATCATAAAGTAATGGTTCATACTGAATACCTAAATTTGTAGGTACTATTTTTGTATGATAGAAGTCACCAACTCTTAAAACTAATATTGGTGGTGTGCCAAATGCGGTGTTTAAAGCGTCGTTATATTTTGGTCTACCATCAGGACCTATAACAGGAATAGTCTGTCCAGGTCTCATACATTGTTGTAAGAATGTCAATCTTGCATTAAGACCTTCAGGGGTCATAGAGTGAAATGCAGGATTAAAGTATTTTATTTTATCTCTGAATGAATCATACACCATTGGGTTTGACTCTTTGATTATTTCAAAATAATCACATTCAGTAAATAAATTTCTTAATATCTTCTTAGAAATACCTTCTTTAATTTTGGCTTCAATGTTTACCTCTGCTTCGGGTTTAATAGTTCTAGTATACCCTGTGTATGGTTTATCAACAACTGTAATATCATTGCCAGGATCATTACCAGGATCATCATCTATTACAGGAATTGGTGGTGGTACTTCTACAATAATATCTTTCATAACAACTCGTCTACAAGCCATAGCGGGAACACTATAAACTTGAGCAGATTTAGTTGTGACTAATTTGTTGTTAATTTTTTCTTTAATATCTATAGTACAATCAACTGATGAACTAATATTAGATTCTGCAGCATTTTTACTAAATGGATTATTTTCATCCACAACAGTTGCCGCCTTTGGTATTGAGATGGTTTCACCTGAAAAATCTATAGTGAAAATAAGTTTTGGGTCTCCCCCTGTTCTATATTGACCAAATGTTTTTTCATCAGAAGTTTTTTGTTGATCAAACCACTTTATAACACTATCAACTCTTCTTTGTGAAAGGTTAACATTATATTCAGGTGTATTTGGTGCTGAAGCAGAACCTGTTAAGTTGATGGTTACTTTACCACCAAGTTTAACAATCGCTTCATCAATCTTACTCAATAAATCGGTTTTAATTTGATCAAAATTACCTTTAACAACTTGACTAAAAAAGTTTGGTATACCACCTTTTTCAAACTCATCATTTGCGGTTAAATAAACTTTAGATGGTGCTTGAGTTTGATAAGAACTATTCTCCAATGCAATATATTGATCATACCAATAATTAAATGGTTCCGATGCAGTTTTTCTTTCGGTTTTAGGGTCAGGTAAGTCGTTATGGAAATAAAACCCATAATTAATAAAACTTTTAATGTCTTGTTCTACACTTGAACTAGACTCTTGTACAGTACCCGAATTACCTCCTTGTTGGTTACTACTTCCGTCTCCGTTAAATGCATTTCCATCAACTAAACTACCCTCAGAGTTTGACCATATACTTGTAAGTGCTTGTTCATATTCTTCAGTTGTCAATCGTGGATTATTAATGACTTGTTGGTAGACATACAAATCTCTTGTTGGTATCTGATTAAATTTGATTCCTAATTCGTAAATGTCATATTTTGTACATCCAGCAAAGAATGAGTCCACAATACTATCAACTCTTTCTTTTGCAACACCTTTTAATTGTTTTTCAATTATTGTGTTTAACATTGCAGGATTATCAACGACTATTGTCCAACTTAAACTACCACTTCTACTTGTACTAAGAATGTTGTTGTGTTGAAATCGGGTTTTGAGTCATCACTAAATTTAAGGTCATACGGTGGGAACCACATAATTCTACCACCATTTGGTCCTTTTTCACAAACAGGTAAATAATCATAAGTAAATCCAGGTCTGTCCGAAGTTCTCCAAGCTAAGTTCTCAAGTGAGAACATATACTTTTTAACTTTACCATCAACAATATTTGTTGATCCAGGATTTCTTAAAGGAGCAATGTTTAAATTATATGTGTTATCAAATATCGAATATGTGAATCTTCTTCCTGAATTAACAATACCATCTGTTTTTTGTAGATCACCATATGTTAAATAAGGTGTATCTTTTTGGAATATTCTACAATACTCAATACCTGCTTCTTGACCTGTTGTCTGATCAGCGTAAGACATAACTTGAGAACCTTTAGTTATCTCTTTATATCCATCATTGAATACCTTTGAAACTTGGTTTATTGCGGTTCCTACGTGTTTTAATCTTGTGGTACCTTGTACGTTATCGGCGGACTCAATTATTCTTTGAGTTTTATCCAAAATAGACCCGACTTTAAATTCAATATCTGTTGATTGATATCGATTATAGTCGGCTTGTATTGCATTAAATTCAGGATCTACAAATTTTGGATCTCCTCCTTTACCTACTTTCCATCCAGCATTAGGTTTGTATTTTGGTGATGTCCAAACTAATTGTCCTGTTATACCACCATCATTAGAGTAAGATTTACCTGCCAATCCAAATTGTAATCTTCCTACATTACCGTCATATAAAATACCAAGTTCTTGTGGTCCATATACAATGTCAGCTTGTTGTTGACCATATTCATTTACAGGTAATTGGTTTGGTGGTGAATCAATTTGACTTGGTTCTGCATTTTTATTACCAACATAATAACCACCACTTGATTGATTATCTTGATTAAATAGGTTAGATACCGCTTGTGTTAATCCTACAAATACACCTTTGTTATAGTCCGGTTTATATTTATTATAATCTAAACTAGCAAATAAAACTGATTGTTGTCCGTTACCCGTATTAGCAACAAAAATTTCAGAAGGATTTCTATATTTGTTTAAAACCGGACCTAAAAGTCCTCCTGTTGCAGTGTTGATAGTACTTAAAGCACCAATATTTTGTGGTAACTTTTCTCCTGACACATCCTCAAAATAGTCACCAGGTATTAATGATACTGGAAAGTATGTTCCTGTTAATCTGTTCGCCAAAGATACTGTCGCTAATAAAGGTCCTTCAGGTACTGTAATTTTCCAATTCTTTGTGAAGAATGGTTGTTTACCTGTTGCCAACATAGAAGCGGAAAAAGGATCCGTAATTGTGTCTAAGTTTATTAAACCTACTGTATTTTGTATTATCTCAGCCGCAATTCTTTCTTGAAATAACCCTCTGAGTTGTTCCGCACCTTTTTGGGCTAACTTACTGTCACTTGATAACAATCCATTACTACCTAAAGGGTCGTTTTGGAATACTATATCAAAGGTTGTGTAGTTTGAAAAATTATAATACCAACTATTATCTACTGCGTAAGGTTGGTATATTGGGGACAAACTTTGTACATCGGTAACGATAACCAAATCTTTATATCCACCTTCAGGTCCCCAAACATTTGTAACATATGCAGACTCAATAAAGAACTCGTTTATAATATCTAATTGAGTATCTTGTGGAGCGTAAGGTCCTTGATTTGTTCCTTCAGGACTGTTTGTTGATGCAACACTATTAATTCCAATTGGTTGTCCAAATCCTCCTTCAGGACCATATTCATTTAATGGATATAATTTTTGTGCTTCTGTATTTGTAGATACCAAAGTATTATTAGAATCAATTACACTAGACTCACTTAAATTGGTTTCATAATTTACAATAGGTTGTTGTGGAGAAAAAACACCAGGTACAGCGTAAGCTTGTAAATTTCTTGCCAAAAGTTTTTCTCTAAAACTTTGTGACCCTGCAAACCCCCAACAGCAGATTTCAAAAGAGATTTACCTTCTTCAGTTTGTGTTAAATAATAAAGAAGATCCGCCCTAAATTTATCTAAATCCATTTTATTCATATTTGGGTCTCCTTTAATATTCCAATCAACCGTTATTTGTTTTGTTGTATTTGTCTCAGTTTTGTTTTTATCTTTTCCAACAGGATCATATATTTCTTTAATTTTTTGTGCTGCGGTTGTAGCATAGTCAACAGCCAAATCACCAATAGTTTTTGGTAAATTATTACCTATTCCAGTAAGTGCGGTCTGTATTTGAGAAAATACCGATTGTATGTCTGTAAGATTAACTTCACCTTTTCTAGCCATATTCACTATTGATTCTTCAATAGGTCCAAATATCTCTGATGATTTATCTCTAATATTTTCAGTATTATATCTTTTTTCTGTTTGTTTAAATAACTCACTTGTTAAAACATTTCCTGTTTTTTGTACTCTCAATGCTTCTTCACTTGTTGCAACACCCAAAGAAAGTCTTCTTGTTATTGCAGCTGCATTTGCGTTAAGAGTCTCCAACTCATTTAGTTGGTCGATTGCTAATTCTTCAATAGTTTTACTAGCATCAGCTTGTTGTTCTTTTAATCGATCGATATCTTCAGGAGACAAGTTTTTAACTTCTTTAGTGATTTGTTTACCTTTTTCATCTCTCAACTGAATTACTGCGGTTCCTCCACTTATCTGCGATAAACTAGCAATTAATTCTTTTTCTTCTTTATTTGCGGTAGGGAATTCAATTGATTTCATCTTCATATCAAATTCAGATGCCTTTATTGACATTTCCGCTAACTTCTCAGGTAAAATCCCCATTTCTTGTGCAATCTCTCTAATTCTTCTTTTTTCACCAGGAAGAATTTCAAACTTACCCGTTTCTTGGTTAAACTTGGTAAATGATTTAGTTAAATCTACAATTTGATTTTGTAGTTCTTCAGGATCATTTTGAGCCAAATCCATCGCTCTTAATGGATCTAACAAATCATTTGACGCAACTCCTAATCTTTGTAATCCTGCCGCCAACTCAATTGCACCTTCAGGATTAAATACTTTTTCAGCTAAAGTAAATACTGTACCCATATCGATACCTAATCGAGCCGCTTGTGATGCCATCTTAGTTAAACCTTTAGTTCCGTTTTCAAAATTATAAAGGTTCATTTTATCTAAATTACTAACGACTCCTTTTGAAACCGCTTCTACAGATACACCAACACTTTTAGCGTAATTGGCAACATCTCTCATTGTATCCCCTACATCGTAAATTGAAACTCCGACATTTCTAAAATTAGACGCAAGATCTGTTACCGATAAGTTTGTTAATTTACTAGCGGCATTTAATTCGGTAATGGCTTCCTGACCCACAAGTCCTGTATTACCAAATGCATTGCCAATTTCAATTATTGATTTAGCAACCTGATCACCACCAATACCCATTTTTAATAATTCGGGAGCGGCATCCGCTAAAGCTTGTTTAAAGTTGTCTGTTTCAATTTTTGATAAACCAAATGCGTTTTGAATGCTTTGAGCCCCTAAAGTTAAAAATTTTAAAGTTCCCTCAACATCTGTTGCTGCATTATACATAGCTATTAAACCATTTTCAATATCGGTCACCGATGGGACTATTGTAGCACTATACGATGTTACCGCATCAACGGTTAAATCAATAGCATTACTTGTACCATTAATTACTTTTGATAAATCACCAAAACTATTTGTTAGTCTTTGATTTTCTTTAATTAATTTATCAATTTCAGCCTGCGTAAGTGTGTTTGACATATTTTTTTTCTACTTATAATATAAATAGATTATTGTAGACTTTTATTTAGTTCAATTATTTTATTAATAAGGAATTTTCTAGCATATGTCGGTATATTCCAAAATTCAGAATATTGTATATGTAATTGTTTTGATAAAAGAAAGAATTCTTCTAATAGAAAAGATTTATACTCCAAAGAAAGGCCGAAAAAATTCCACCCCAAAGGCGATTCCAAAGGAAACCTTTTCTCCTGACGGGGCTAAAACTGTTTTAGTTAAATCTAATCCTGGTTCATTTTCAAAAATAAACTTTCTTAAATGTTTAGAATCAGCAATTGGCATATTTTCCGAAAATGTTGTAATTTTTACTCTGTCAGCATCTCCATTTAATTCAACAATCTGTCTACTTAGTTTTAACGTTACAGTCGGTGGAGTTCTATCTGAAGGGTACATCTGAAGTATTTGATCGATTTCAATGTTATCTCTTAAAGTTAATGGTTTAACTTTAACAACATTTTTAGATACCGGTAACTCAACAGTAAATGTACCGTCTTCATTTGGTTTAACATTAGTTTTTTTAATGTTTAATTCGTCCAATGCAAAAGTATGTTGGAATTTTTTTTCTGTAATTGGGTCTTCTAAATTAACTGTATATTCAGGTCCAAATGATGTGTTTCTTAAAAAGATTAAAATTGCTTGTATATCACATTCTAATAACTCTTCAGGTCTCAAATCTTTTTCATACATTCTATTTCTTAAAAGTGGTAAAATTATAGTTTCTTTAATTGATTTTCTACCTTCAACATTTGAAATAATGTTTTCGTCAGAAGCGGTTAAATAACCAACTTTTACACTTTTTTTACCTGAACTGTAAAAAACTCCACCTGATGGTAATTGTACAACATCGTGAGGTAGATTGAAGTCTTGTTGTCCATATGAATATTCGTCAACGTTTTGCATAGTATTTTTTAATTTAAAAATAAAAAAGACCTACCACTAGTAAAGTGAATAGGTCTATTATTTTTTATGTGTTTAATATTAATATACAAGAATACAACGGTCCATTCTCATATTACAAGAAATTTTTGCAATACCGTCAGTTGAATATGATAGCGATCCCCCATCGTATCCTGTAAGGAATGTTCCTTCTAATATCCATTTTTCAACAACAACACCTGTTGGGTCTAACATTTCAAGGTCAACATTCTTTTTGTAACCTGCAGCATAACCCATACGTCCTGTTACCGACTCAGCACATAAACGAATCCATTCCATTACCGCTTGTGATGCAGAAGGACCGATTGGGTCACGGAAAGTCACAGGAAGTTCTCCCCAAGTAAACCTACCAGCAACATATGTTGAAGTATTCAAGAACTGAATTTCAGTTGATCCGATTGTAAGTTTTGGTCTCGAAGTAGTCTCTACGTACCACTCATTAATACCAAGTGATGATGGGAATCTCAAGATCCATCGGTTCTCCCTTTTCGGTTCGTAAGGGATCGGCATTTTCATTAACAAATCAGCCATATCTTATTTT